CCTTCAGCGCCGAATAGGACACGGGATACTTTTTCATGGCAGGACCGAATCGGAAAGGTGTGCCCAATGCGTGATGGTTTCGCCTTCGCTGGCGAAAAACCACGTCGGTCCGTTTGCAAAGACGGCAATGTAGTCGATATCGACCCGCTTGCCTTCTGGTCCCTCCACCACCACCAAGACCGCGAGGCCGAATGTCGGGAATCCTGTGCCGTTAGGCCCAAAAGACGTTGGTGCCGTGTGCCATTCGAGGCTGCGCACCATTGAAGTTGATTGTTCCATAAGTGAGAAAATAAGAAATTAGTACCTTGAATCGAATTGTTGGTACAAAGAAAAGTATGAAACAGTTGTTACACAATACCTTCTGTGTTAAAAAATGTTAAAAAGATTTCTCTTCGAGTTTCTTGATCTCCTTCGTGACGGCCGCAAGACGCGCCAAAATGTCCTCCAATTCGACGGACAATTTCACCGCCGCCTTTTTGGTTTTTGTCGCTTTGTCTTCTTCCACCCCGTAGATGGCGGCGATCTCCGCGGGTTGCTTCTGGACGATCGTGGCCCATGTGCGGTGGACGTTGGCCACCTGGTTGTACATGGCATCGTCATCAAAAAGGGCTGTGAGTTCGACCCGTTCTTGATTCCTGAAAACGAAATGTGCCATCAGCGTGCTTTCTTGATCAGGGCGTACAATTTGTCTGCTTCTTTGGAAGCACGATCCGTCGCATCCGCAATGTCCTCCAGCAGATTTTGCACCTGCTTTTGCAGTTCCGGGTCCTGCAGTTGGACGTCCATGGTGTCCTCGATGGACCGATACACCACCTCGAATCCCTTTATAATGCCCTGTGCTGGGACCATCAATTCCTGCCCATCAGATGCCCCGTTGAAAGGGTGCGCAGCCGATTCGGCCGCGTAGATGTCGAGTGCTTTTTTCATTTAGACGTAGTATTTTCTATTGATCTCTGAACATGCGGCGTAGGCCCCCATCATTTCTTTCGTGACACGCACGAATTCGGTATATGCAGTCACGGCCTCTTTCTTCATTTTTTTGGCAGTGGCTTCATCAACTGACCATGCTTTAGCGATTGCTTTTTCGTTGAGATTTACCAGATCGTCAAACATCTCAAATTCGTATAGGAGGTCTTTCGCAATGTTGCTTAGCGTTTTGTAGACGTTCGACCCATTAAATGTGTGCTTGGTATTTTCGGCTGCGTAGATGTCGAGTGCTTTTTTCATGTTGTTTTTTTTATGCGCCTAAGGTGCCGCTTGATTTTTCACCGGTGGCTATGAATCGATCGAAATTGCCCATATGTGCAACCATGTGCCATTGCGCCCACCCAATGCGATCCCCAATGTCGCCACTGAGGATCCTGCGCAAAAGAATGATCTCTTGTTTTTGTTCTGGGGTGGTGCTCTTTTTTTTCATGGCTTTCCCCAGTGCATCGTAAAGTGGCGCGTAAGCGTTGTTCCACAACAGTGCCACTTCGCCGGCGCGATAGGCATCATCTAATTTTTTCCCAAGTGCGCTGGCGCTCGCCAGGTTGTGCTCAGATACGGCAGACGCGGACGGTTTTTGTTGTTCCTCCGCGAAGATTTTTAGTGCGTCTTTCATGATTGTCCTTTTTCAAGTTTTGCGATGCCATCCATCAAGTTCTGGTCGAAAACTTTTAGTGCGACTTTGTTGATTTTGGCCGCTTTCTGAAAACGGCTTTCCATTTCTTTCGCAAATTCTTCGTAGCGTGCGGCGGTTTCGGGGTCCGCTTTGCTGCCTGCTGCACGCACTTCGGCAATCAATTTTGGTATCTGCTTACCATTTTTGGACTCCGGCACAAAAAGCACATCGGCAAGTGTCTTTCGCAGCGTTTTCGCCAGGGGTGTGAGGCCGCTTATCCCGCCTGCCAGCGCTATGTCATGGCGATGGGAGGCCATAAATTGGTCTAATTCTGTTTTCATGGTTGCTTGAAGTGTTTTCCGTCGGAATCAAGGAATTTAACAAGTTTGGCGGCGACTTCTTTTCTGGCCGCATCGCGCTGGTCTTGTTCTTTCAACAGGGTGTCTGCAATATTCTTTGCGATCTTCGCGAGTTCTGGGGTGGCGTGTCGTTTTGGGTTTGCAAAGTCACCAACGATGTCGCGCCAGATTTTCGAATTTTTAGCCACGGCCCCGTTCGACCCCAGCAGACTTTCGAGCGTGTATGAATTCGGCCTGTCGTAATACCAGAAGGGGACTTTCCCCTCGGCAAGATGGACAGACATGAATTGCTTGAGTTCTTCGTGGATCATTTTGCTTTCTTGAATTCTGCGGCGATCATTTTTTTGAACGCAGACGCAGGCGTGCCGATGTCGCGGGTTTTTGCGTGGTGGGCGTGCGCCACGTCGCGTGCTTGTTTCGCCATGTCGGCATACTCCGCCGGCACCAAACGAGGGTCTGGAATGGGGACGGGAACCCACGTGAATCCCATCGGCATCATCAGTTTTTCCAGTGACGCAAGAAACTTGGCGTAATCCTGCGGACTCTGGAATACGTCAGGCCCCGCGTCCCATTTCGCTGCGTTGCCTTCTTTCAGGAAGTCGACCCCGCCGGTGCTTTGGGCGCCGTAGAATTCGAAGAGTGCGATCGTCGTTTTCATCCGATCTCGCGGATTAACTTCAGCATGGCCTTGATGGCTTTTTGCGATGCCTTCGGATTCTGGAAAATCTTGTAATCCTCGCCGTATTCGGCCATAGATTCAAGGTTGTTTTCCATGATGCTGAGGGTCTTGCGCAGTTCGGGTGCCGCGAAGTCTTCGCGGTGGATCGCCGAAAGATATTGTTGTACGGGGTTCATGAGAGGCAGTATTCTATGTCTTCTTTTGTGGACGGATGCACATACATCGGGGTCCCTTCGCCCACGTAAGCGCAGAAAACGTTGTACTCAAGGTACTCCCAGGCGTCTTCTTCGCTCATTTCGGCGGAAAGGATCTCCACCATCTTTTTTGTGTCGTACACCACCCGCACGGGATCGCTGCCGTGGAGGATTCCCACGATCGCAGCGTCAAACCCGTCGACCAGCATGGTGGGTTCTACAGATTCTTTAGGATCCATTCTGTGAGTTCTTCGTGGTTCAGGGTGACGGGTCCGCCATCGAGATCGCCGAGATCCACCCGGTTGTTGTTGTATACGTCGCACAACTGGATGCGCAGGATTTCAAAATCGCCGGCATCGACGATTTGGTCGTAATTGGCGGTGCGATAATCCACCACCAAAGAAAGTCGTTTGGAGATTTGCATCTCCATCGTGAGTTTCGTCATTTCTGCCGGTTCGGTACAAATCCCTCAATAAGTCGATCCAATACACCGAAGACTGCATCGTCTTTGGTATTCGGAGACAGACGAACAAAAATCTTGATCAAGGCCATGGTGGCCAGCAGGATTTCTGCCCAGTGTGCGATCAGGTTTTCCATGGTGTTCGATTTACAAAAAAACTCTTTGTGGTTCGTCTTTGCAATACAACAGGTGTTAAAACTTGTTAAAACGCTTTTCCAGTGTCCTCAGGGTGAAATAGGCAGCGAGCACCCCAGGATATACCACCATCAAGAGGTCTCTGAGATCTGCCGGCGTGCGCCAAGTTGGGTCCGTGCTCTCCTTGATGTACACCAAAATGAAAAGGCCGGTGAGCAGGAGCATCACCACGGGTCTACTGCTGGCTGCGACGGGGTTTTCTTTGTCGAACTTCCACCGGCGCGTTGTTGCCGCCGTTTCCTGTATTCGGTGCACGTCTACGGGTTTTCGTAGCGCCCACAATTTTCTGAGAATCCGCATGCAGTTTGTCGTTTTCTTCGCGCAGTGTCGCTACAACGCCCTGCAGTCCGTGGACCTGCGCGGTGAGTGTGGCGTTTTCTTTAAGCAAACTGGCGACCTGGTTCTCCAGATGCACCACCCGTTCCTTGAGTTCCTTCCGCCATTCGGCGAGTTCCGTGTCCTTCCTATTCAGCACCGTCGTGGTCCCCTGCAGTTTCTTCGAGTAATAATCCCAGGCCTTTGCGCTCGTGAGCGTTGCCACCACCGAAACCAGCGCGGTTAAGATGTGTTCCATGTTCTGCAAGCCAGGTTTTCAGGCGTTCGATGTTTTTGTCCCTCGGATTCATGCGAAGAATTGCGGATAGCGGTCGCGCAGGGGGACGCCCCCGCCCGTCCATGACATGCCGTTCTGTCGGTAGATATCCACGATCGGCACGAGTTCATCGTTAACCGCCACGCTGTACTCCGGATATCGCTGCTGGTAATAGCGCATGTGCTCGATCATTCGATCGGCGTAGTAATTCCCATACTGGCGGGCGCGGGATATCTGGAGGTCGAGGATCGATTTCTCCACGGCGTTCACGCCATCGCCGGTGCGCTGCACCACCCCGCCGTTGTCGATCTGGCTGTAAAGATCAGGCAGGAGATCAAGCATGGCGTACCATGCCACCACCCGGCGGATGTGGTTATCGAGCAGATCCAGATAGTGGCCGGCGATCGTGTTGGTGCGTCCGTCCGCCAAAAACTTTTCATACAGGCGAGTCCCCAACATCGGATGCAGTCGCGTGTCCTGCGTCAGATAGATGGCCACCCTCAACCTGTCGTCATCTACCGACTTGTTGATCGACGTGGTGTGTTTGACATATTCGGGTGTGGCGAGGAGGACAGTTGTTGGGATCATTTGCCGGTGGTTTGCGCCTGCGCATCGGCGGGCATGTTCTTGTTGTCGGGGTGGTAGCCTTTGTGCTTTTGGTCGTCCGGCCAAACGGCAACCTTTGGTTCATTTGGTTGTAACTCGTTGGCCTTGCGACCCTTTGAGTCCAACGCCCTGAGCATCCTCTTGGCCTCGTTGATTGAGATCTGATTGTTGTCCTTGCGCAGGAAAACCACCCTCTCCCAAAAGTGATGGCATCTCGGTCCTCCCTTGTACAGCCAAACATCATAAGTGTCGCCACCCTGAGGCCCAAAACCTGGATTCACGGCCTTTTTCGAGGCCGCCTGTATATCTTCCTTGCGATAAAGTTTGTCCGCCGCCACCATGGACCGGCAAAACTTTCTGCTGTCCGCGGTGGTCTCTCCGGCGTATCTGTAGCGAACCTTGAACAACGGAGTGTCCTGTTTGCTCTTTTGTCCGTCTTTGGCCTCGAAGAAATTCCACATCTGGTCGAGTTCGTCCTCCGTTTCGTAATCCACGGGGGACGCGTTGACCTCTTCGTATTCCTCGCCGACGTGCTCGCTTTCAAGTTGGGCGAAAAAACTCCACAACGGGTCCTCTTGGCTGGACAGTTCTTCGGTTTTCTGCTGGTCGAGGCGGAGATACGGGTGGTCGTTCCGGATCGTGACGGTCCCATAGATTTTCAAACTGCCGAAGATCTTTTCGAAAGCGGAGCACATAACCCGCTGCTTTGGCGCCACAACTTGATAGTGGAACAGCCGGCTGGCGACCTCCAATTCCTCGGTGTTTCCGAGTTCACCGGCCGTTTTCACCCCGAACATCGCCGGCGATACAACCCGGTGACCGATCATTATTTTGTCGGTGCATTCACCAGAGAGGAATTGATATTGCTCGTGCGCAGCAGAAAGGGCCATCGGTTCCACCGTCGGTTTGCTGTCTGGCGTGTCGCTATATGTGATCCAGACCTTGCCGGCGTTGTGTGCGCCAGCGGCATTGCGCTCGATGTCCTGTCGGATTTTCCGCTGTTCGTTCTCTGGCGGGGTCCCGTTCACGAAGTGAATCCAGAAGGACGGCGCCAGGCCATTGCGGATGTTGTTGATGTGGTATTCAGATATGTTCTTTTCGAGTTCGATATAATTCAAGCACCCGACATAATCCGGCTTTGGATAGTATTTTGATCCCGGAGACACCGGAGCGACATATAAGACCTGCAGCGGGTGCTCCCGTGCTTTCTCCGTGTTGTAGGTGGCTATTTTCTGGGGCTTCTCCTTGGTGTCGGACCAGTCTGGGCTGTAGAAATACCAATCGATCTTTTCCGCTTCGTTCTCGATGCCACTCCGCAAGCACTCAAACGGCATGTGGTCCACCCGTTTGATCACCCCATCGGCGTAGGCAACTTCGAGGGCGAAACCGCCGTGGATCACGTAATCGAGAGCACATTTCCGCACGACGTCTTGCAGTTTCCATTGCGCGACTTTGATCATGCCGGCGTCCGCATCGATGGCCAGTCCGGCCCCCGCCACCATCTGTGCGATCGAATTGCACAGCGCTCCGTGCGTTGCGGAGGATCTGTAGAGGTCAACGAGTAGGTCCGGGAAAAGGTTTTCCTCCCCGTAGGCCACAAATCCGTCTTTGTTGTCTGCTTCGCGCATCGACGGCGGCGTGTATGCCGACATCTGGATGGCGTGAGGTGTGTGTTCGTAGTTCATGCGTATACTGTCTGCGGCAAAGATAAGGTAGGCTGCACGAAATACGTATATGTGTCCAGCAGGACCACCCGATCGGTGCAAACCACGACCCCGTTCATGAGGATCTCGATTTGGTATTGTCCGTTCTCCGTCATGGGCAGCGCCTGGGCGTCTTGTACGAACGACCAATAACGTGTGCTTGCGGTGGTGGGAATGGCCACATCGATGCTGCTTTTGTCGTCTTTGGTGATGCGCATGGAAAAGGAACTCAAAGGCAGGAGATCTCTGATTCTTTCATAGCGCACCCGCATGGTAAAAAATCGTGTGGTATATTGCATGGTCGGAAAATAATGAGGGGGACACATGGCCCCCCTCTTTTTGTTCGTAAGGCCCGACAGGATTAGAATGCCGGCGTGATCACAGTTGCTTGCACGGCGATGTCGGTGGTGACCCCGTCCAACGGATAGTTGAGGGTGCCAGGTCCGGCGGTGCGTGCCAACTGCAGGGCGGGCTGCTTGCTCTCTGCCGTGATCGTCACAGTGAATCCGTGCATGTCCCCTTTGGCTGCACCGGTGACCATAGTGCCGCCGGTGAGTTCAGCGCCTTCGTCGAATCCGATCACGTAAACCGTGTCGTTATTGTCGTGCGCAAGGAACGTGCAACGCACCTTCCCGAGCGCCCGCAGCCATTGCGTGGTGGCGTGGTCTGCTTTCAGGAGGGTGAGTTCGATGACCTGCTCGTAAAAGACAGTACCGTTCTCCGCTGACATCTGGAATGTCTCAGTGAACGACCCGTGTCCTTTCAAGAGGTCGATTTTGTAGGCCTCAAGGGAGGCCGGAACGTTGGTGATTTCACCGTTCACGATTGTGGTGCCCGCCGTGGCCAGAGTGACTGGGTTGTCGGACGCGTCCACAACCACGTACACCGCCCGCAAACCGCCTACGGCATCGCGACAATCAATGCCGCGCCCGGTGGTGATGGTGCAAGGCATTTCTTATGATCCAGATGCGGTCCGTGAAACCATCACAGTGTTTGCCGGTACGGCAACTTGCACCCCCGCGGTGTAACGATAAACGATCCGAACGTTGTCCGATCCGTCCATCAGCGACATGTCAATCAATTTGGCCTCGTTGTGATCGCTCAGGAGGTCCGTGCCGAAGAACAGGTCTTGCTTGCGGGCTGCCACGATGTATTCCGCGCCCATTCCTTTGCATACCTTGATCGGGTGACCCAAGTAGTTTTCGGCGATCGGAGCGTTGAGGGCGAATTGCGGGTGTGCGCCGGCATTCACGAGTGCCCGGTA